CGCCATCTGAGCAATCAGCATGGGATCAAATACTAAAACATGAAACCTTTTATAATTCTGAATGGGGTTATACACTACTAAATGATAAACTAAAGGAGATTAAATAAAATGGCTTATAATAAACTATCAAACTACAGAACCGCATGGACTGAGGATGACGAGGGTGGTGTAGTAATATATGCACAGACTAAAATAGTTGAGTGGAAGAAGGACGGTAAAATCAAGCTCAACTCTGATGGGTGGCAAACTGTCACAACCAAACGTAAAATGAACCAAACAAGTCTTATGTTCAATCTAGGTTTTGGTGTATATCAAAGAGACTTCGAGTGGTTTGTAGATACACCAGATGGAAGAACATTAGAATATTATGACGGTATGGAGTTTTAATTATGGACAAAGAACTAGAGTTTTTTATGGATCAATTCGGATTGATTAACACAAATGAACATGTAGTAGATGAAGACTTCGATGAAGTAGACGAGCGTCAATTATGTATGGCTAAAGATTACTTTAGAAGCCCATACGATGAGCAAGGGGAGATAATGTTCTAATGATATTTCATTTGTTCGCACCTATAACTTGTTACTTGGCATTACCTTTTATCATAGCTATAGGTGTGACATTTGGGACACACAAAGAAGAAATAAACATAATAACTATTTACTTTATTGAATTACAGGTTTATATAATACTTGTAGTTTTACAGATAATCAAAAGGAGAATAAACTAATGCCATACATACCAACAAAAGAAGAAGAAGCACGAGCAAAGAAATGGAAGACAGAGAAAGAAAGAAAAGATAATATCTTGAATACGTCTTTTGACAAGCTAACTATGAAACAACAGGATGCAATCAAAGAGTTATGGAGTGCTCTTTACAATTGGGATAACGAGCTATGTGAATTAGACGGTGATTGTTACGCATCCACAGAGAGAGCCTTACGGAAAACCCGATGGAAGCTATACCATGCCTTCCCAAATGTAACGCAAAGGAGTGAGGAAGATGATGTCTAGTGTGTGTCAGAATATCTTAACTATCAGCGGTGGTATCGAAGTCATAACAGCTATCGAAAAAGCCTGTGAAGACGGTACTTTACTGGAGTATCTTAATCCTATCGGAGCATGGGAGTACGAGAAAGCAGTAGAAATGTGGGGTACAAGCGCGGAAGCTTACTCTATTGAGTGTAGTTCACCCGAATTAGAGGAAGGAGATTGGTGGTTGCATATCACATTCGAGACTAAGAACAGTCCACCTATCGCTGCATACGAGGCGGCAATGGAGAGGTTAGGTGTAGGACTATCAGCCTCATTCTACAATAGCTCGTATATCTTTATCGGTCTTTTCGATAACGGTAAGTACAACAGATACGAGGTAGACTTTGATGATGAATGGTGGTTCGCAGATATACCTTCAGACTTGAGGTTTGAGTACGACATAGATGGTGACTACGAGTACTACAAAGAGTGTAAGAGAGAGGAGGTTATGTAGTGGATGTACTACTCTGGATAGCGGCATTGATTATTTTCTTGACGATACCGATGCCGCCACACCAAACTATTATCACTGGTAGATTACTGGTAATTGTATTCATAATAATTTTTATATCACATTTATTGAAGGTAACATAATGAACAACAGAACTACATTCGGTATGGAAATCCAGGATTTACCTAACTCTTACGTGATCATAGCAGAGAAACATGATGGTACATTCGAGATTCTAACAAAGAAACTAAACATAAGAGAGGCTCGTAACCACTTGGAGATATTCAATATGCACATAAGAAAAGAGGAGTTGAAGGATATAAAGAAAGCTTTCATATTTAATTTAAAGGAGGTGGCTTGACAAATCAGTTTACTTGTGATACCCTATCTTATTACTTAAAGTATTATTGTTTTAAGTATAATAATACTCTAAACAAATATACTTAAAGGAGAGAGACATGAGATGTTATTGTTGTAACAGAGCAGATGCATCGTTCAAAGACAAAAGAATGAATAGATACTACTGTGTTGACTGTAAAGATGATATAAATAAAACAGCCTACAGTACCTTTGGAAGAGACGATCTTGAAAGAATATTTAGGATAAACGAAGACGATGAAATAAAAAAGATTCTAAATATAAAAGAAAAATATCAAGAGTAGTCTTTACAAGTAGACTAAAATATATTAATATATAAGTATGGAGATTAGAAATGTTAGAAGTAGGAGGACTAGTATGGTGGCAGTGGTGGATACTTATTATGGTTACTATCAACACAGGCATCAATACAATTGTATTCTTTCGACACAGGTTCAAGGGTAAGAAGAATGATTGATGTAACTTTAATAGATAGTATGGGTAGTGACTTGACTGTAGTCAATGCTGCTCGTGTAAGCTTCAACAAGAAGAGTGAGTGGGGTTCAGACAATGAACTTAAATCTACTGACAGGGTTTTAATATCTTACCTTGCTCGACACAAACACATGTCACCTTTTGGTCATTGCTTTGCAACCTTCCACGTCAGAGCACCAGTGTTTGTAGCAAGGCAGTTAGTGAAGCACAAGTTCCTTAGATGGAATGAGGTGAGCCGTAGGTATGTAGACGAAGAGCCTGAGTTCTTTGATCCATCTATCAGCGTAACAAAATGGAGAGGACGTGCAGATGATAAGAAGCAAGGCAGTCGAGGTGTTGTAGATATATCAAACAAGATGATAAGTACGTTAGCTAAACATCAAGTGTGGTGTAACAAAGCATATACTCAGTTACTTGATGAGGGTGTAGCACCAGAACAAGCAAGGATCGTATTGCCTCAGAGTACAATGACGGAATGGTACTGGTCAGGTAGTTTGGATGCGTGGTCAGATATGTGTAAGTTAAGACAAGGAGAAGATGCACAAGAGGAGACACGTCTAGTAGCTAACTCAATCAGCATGGACATGGGTACTCTGTATCCTGAATCTTGGGCAGCATTGTTGGCGTATAACAGATGATGTGGACGTTAGTATTGATAGCTGTATTCCAGGATGAGATACAAGTCGAGAAGTTAGCAACACTCGATGATATGTATGAATGCTTCGAGGAGTACGATAAATATTATTACAGCATGACACCAGAGAAACGAAGAGGTATCAGGTTCACATGCGTTGAAGGGATTGTAGATGATGAGAGCTAAAGAGATAACACACAAGCCATGCCCTCATGTTGAGTGTGATAGTTCAGATGCCTTTGCTTTTAATTCTGAGAAGAAGACAGGGTTCTGTCATAGTTGTGAGAGAACATACCCAATGAAGGGAATGAACTTAAAGTCATGGGCAAAGGATGAGTATCCATTGGAAGAGATAACAAGAACACTAAAGACTACAGAGATAGAAGGACTTGGTGACTACGTTACGTATCGTGGTGTACGTAAAGATGTGATGGAGTTCTTCGGGGTACAGACATTTGGTTTCAATCAGGTGTACAAGTATCCATCAGGATTCAGGAAGGTACGTAACACAAAGGAGAAGAGTTTCAAGACAGACAAAGGTTTCAAGACTGATGAACTATTCGGCATGGACAAGTTCAATGCAGGTTCATCAAGGTCTGTAGTTGTATGTGAAGGTGAGCTAGATGCCATGTCTGCTTTCCAAATGCTCGACAAGAAGTATCCTTGTGTGTCTGTACCAAGTGCAACACCTAATCAGAAACTATGGCAAGGTAAATCAAAGGAGTGGATTGATAGCTTCGACAGGATTGTGTTGTCAGTTGATAACGATGAAGCAGGTAGGGCATTGGCTACCAAGATAGGAGCACTCTTCCCGAAGAAAACTTATCAGATTATACACGACAAGTACAAAGATGCTAATGAGTTTCTTGAAGCAGGTGCTAAACCAAGTTACGCTGCAGCATTCTACAATGCGAAGAGATACACACCTGATAACATTCGTAGTACACCCGAACAGTTTCTTGAGTTGTTCGAGAAACAAGACGATGCTATCTATGTATCAACAGGCATTGAGTCCTTTGATGATGTAGCCTTGGGTCTAATGCAAGGACACTTCACTGTGTTTCAAGCACCCGAAGGTATAGGTAAGACTGAGTTCATGCGGTACTTGGAACACCACGTACTCACTGAACACAAGGATATATCCATTGCGATATGTCACCTCGAAGAGACAGAAAAAAGAAGTGTGTTAGGTTTAGTTTCTTATGATCTAAACATGAACTTGACACGTAAAGATTTAATAGAAGAACACGACATG